CAACTTCTTATCAGCGTGTACGCGTAGACCGCGGCCGATAGACTGTAGTACCCTGACGCGACTCTTCGTCGGGCTGGCCATGACGATGTTCGAGACGTTGCGAATGTCGACTCCGGTGGAGAACACTCCGTAGCTAGCGACCACGACGGCGTCGGACGACGAAGTGACTTCCGCTCGCACCGCTTCTCTGTACTCGGCTGGAGTCTCACCGGCGACGTAGAGTGTGCGACGGCCGGTTGCTGCAATTGCGTGACGCAGTGCGGCTCCGTGATCCAGCCGTTGAAACAATACGATTGAGTTGCCGTGAAGTTCCTTCACAAGGTTGGCTATAAACTCGGTGCGCTGGATCGATGCGATGATGTACTCGAGCTCCGACCAGTAGTCGTCTTCGATTAGTGTGATGCCGTGATGTTTTAGCATGACTACGATAACGTGTAGGTTCGATACTATTCCGCGATCGATGAGCTCGGTCGTAGTCGCGACGGTGTACACTGGACCGAACAATCCCTCGCTCTGAAGTTCGTTGACCTGAACTCCGTCCAGCGTGCCGGTCATTCCAATCCTCACCGGTACGTCGTGTAACCGATTCATTAGTTCGATAAGACTTTTTGCCCTGAATAGGTGTGCCTCGTCGCCGATCACTATGTCGAACCCACGCAGTGCATCTGGTGACTCTGCGTGCGCGGATTGCCACGTCGTGACGGTTACCGGGGCGTCGGCGTCGGAATCGTCAGACGCTCCGGCATGGGAATGCACCCTCCTCACCTCTCCGTCGAAACCATACGATGCAAAGTCCTTGGCCATCTGCTCCACTAGACCTACTGTAGGCACGATGATTAACGTTTTCCCGCCGTACCACCTATGAAGAGTGTATGCTATCAGTGACTTACCAGACGCCGTCGGCGAGACGAGGAGACATCGCCCAGTTCGAACTGATGCCTCCACCGCATCGACTTGATGCTCGTGAGGTTGAAATGGTAGTTCGAGCCCACGCATAAACTCTACAACAACCTCCCGCGTGACACTGTGTGGCTTAAACCTTTCGTCTATAGCTACGTCAAGCCCATGTTCCTTAGCCATCGAAGCTATACGCCACGCTAGGCCGGAGAACGTGGTATTATTTCTTGTATCCAGTAAGCGTATACGCCCATCCCAGTGACGATATCTTCCGCCACGTCTACGCATAAATGCAGCGTTCGGTGCCTCGAATGTCAGTGTATCGCGCAGGTACTGAATGAAGTCCTGAGGACCGTCCAGGTGAATCCTCGCCTCGTTGACGGCCTCGATGCTCAGCGTCTCGGTCACACGCCACCCATGAACTTCTTCCACTCGATGGCATTGCGTATCTGATAACCGCGGTCACGTATTCCGCGAACTATCTCCTGCAGAAGCTCCACTAACTCAATGGCGTTGTCGAGATCTGAGTCAAGCTGTATCATCTTCTCGTCGGCTTCGACTATGCGGTCGATCTCTGACTTCATGATTCGCAGTGGGTACGGCGATCGCTCGAGTATCTGCAGCTCCGAGCTGCTGGCCCTACCTGTGTAGTATGATCTGAGTATATTCGCCAGCCTTCTCCGATTTCGCTGCAGTGCGTTCGACTCCCGCCGTGCATCGGACAATATACCGACGTACTTCGAGTGTAGGTTTGGAATGCGTAGCGCCTCTGAGTCTAGATTGACGTCATCAACCTTAGAGTCACTTTTCCACTCTTGGACTATTGCTTCGGCGCTAGGTACCATAATGTCCATAATAAACCTATCTGTGTACTAAGTCAACCGAGTCTTAGGTCTTAGATCCTCTGTATCTCGAACCGCCTGTATCTAAAGCTGACGGTTGACTCCAGGTACGCCGCATCCTGGTACGTTGAATCGAACATCAGTTCGCTCAATGACGTCGGAAAGCACCCGTAGAAGAACACGTTCAGATTGACGTTTCTCGCACTGTTGAGAATCTGTAGCGTCGCATCAGACTTCATTCTACTGACGGATTCCTCGCGCGTGTCTGGGAACACCTGACTGACAGGTGACGTCACGAGTTTTCGAGTCTGCTCGAAGTCTATAGGTCGACCGAGTCCCTGCATCCAGTCGTATAGTTCTATCCAATTGCCTAGGTTCTCGTCGACCTTGAACTTTATCTGCATCTCGTTGTAGACGAGCTTATCACCAGGCTGCGGAATGTCGCCGAACGGGGTGGCTACGCTGACTCCCCCGAGGGAGACACCAGGAAGTATGGCGGACTGACAGAAGTATACCGTCTTCGGCGTACGCCTCAGGATGAACCTAAACGCTACGCCGGATAGATAGTTGACGTTTGACGGTTGGTTGTCTAGCGCGCCCATCGCTCAATCAGCTCAAATGTGATGCTAGGGATTCGTGGCCAACACCACGATGAGTGTCATTTATCATAGTGTCAATATGCGTCCCACGAGCATTTTATACCTCCCGTAATACAGTAAGAAAAAACCCGGCGGGACATGTCCCGCCGGGTTTCTGTCCTTAGGTTTTAGTCCCAGGGACTACATCAGGTTGGTGACGGCCACGAAGCGGTAGTAGATGTTAGCGTTGTTTCCGCCCGCCGCGCCCGACTTGGGAGCAGCTGTAGCACCACCCGTAGCGAACGGGTTGTTGACGATGCCGTACCGAGTCTTGAAGCCGATCTTCGGCTGGAAGGTGTTCTCGCCGACGGCACGCACCATCTGGAGCGGGACGTACGGGCAGTAGAACAGTCCTGCGTCGAAGCTCGACGTACCCTTGTAACCGATCGTCGCGTACTGCTTGCCGCTTGAGCTCGAGAAGTACGGGTCGATATAGACCTTTACCCTTCCGTTCAGCACGCCGGCGAAGGTGTTGCCGGTGTCGTCGACGGTCAGAGCTGCGTTGAGCGCCGGAGTGTAGTCGAGCACACCCGCCATCTGCAGAGCCGACGCGAGGTCGCTCGAGCAGAGGAGGATGTTACCCTTGCCCCGACGGGTCGCCTTCGCGATCTGGTTGGCTTCGCGTTCGATCTGCATGACCAAACCCTTGAACTTCTCGACCATCCAGCGGCCGTTGGAATCTACGTCAAGGTTGAACGTGCCGGTCGAAGCGACATTTTCCTGCGCGCCCGGAGTGGCCGCGTAGTTGATGGTACGAATGACCTCGCGGTTGATGTCCGTCAAGATTTCCGCAGCGAGGATGTTTGAGAGCTCAGTCTCGGCGTCGAGACCGTGAATTGCCTTCAGGTCCTGCGCGAGTTCCATGGTGTACTCGGCCTTGAGGGCGCGAGTCACCGCGGTGACGGCGATCTTCTCGATGGAGAACGCCATCTCCTGGAACGCGTTCGTGCTGCCGTCGCCGAGTGATTCACCCCTTGCCGTCGTCATACCGGTCGACACGGTGTAGCCGGTGCCGGTGGAAGCGATGGTGCGGGTGGTCGGGTCGTTCGACGACTGCGACTTACCAGAAGTGGTGTTGGCGACGATGAACTGCGACGCAGTGTTGCCGGCTGCCGACGCGGAGAACGTGGTGTTGGCCTCGTTGAACAGGGCCTCGGTACCAGACTGTGAAGTGTAGCGCGAACGCATCGCGAAGATCAGGCCCGTCGGACCAGTCATCGGTTGGACGCCGCAGATGTCGTACGCAATCAGGTTCGGCATCGAACGACGAACCAGGCTGATCAGCACTGGGTCGAAGATGTCGATGCTACCGTCAGCCGCCGTCGAGCTCGAGGCTCCCATCGCGTTGGCTGGCGCCGCCTCACCGAGGAGGGTCGTTCCGCGATAGCCACCAGAACCAATGGCGTCGGCCGTCGACGCGATCTGCTGGTTCTCTAGCAGCTGGGCGATGACGTTCCGACGATGAACGTCCTGGATCTTTGGGAGATCGGCGTTCTCTAGAACAAGCTTCCACTTGTTGACTAGCGCCTGAATGTCCTGCATGGTGTTCTCTCTCCTCTGCCCCTGCTCAGGGTAAAATGTTGCGGAACGTCCGCCCTTGCATTACTATTTATCATAGCCTAATTCTTCGTTAGGCTGACCTAATAGACTTGCTAATGTACTCTGCGTAGCGAGCTACGGTCGGATCAGTGACAGAAGGCTTTTTGTCACCGTCGTCCTGCTCGTCGAGCTGCTCGTCGAGCTGTGTGGTCTTAAGTGACGGCTTATTCTCGTTGATGGCCGTCTTAACGACGAAGTTCTCCACCAGGTCGTCGATTTTATCGCGAAGCTGATCCGGATCGTCGTAGTCGATGTTCTCGACTAGTCCAGCGAGCTTCGACGCCTGTACGTCGCTCAGCGAGTACTCTCGACGAGCCTCATCGAGCGCTGCGGCGCGATGAAGCTCGTCGAGTTTCGATCGTAGATCGACATTCGACTCAAGCTCAGCATTGAGAGCATCCTCGAGTTCGTCGTTGCGAGCTCCGAGCTCGTCGACGACATCAATCTTGTCATCGGGAACGTCGATGTAGTGTTCGACGAACACTTGGCGCAGCTGCGCCATGAAGCTCTCCGCCAACTCAGCGCGAATCGAGCTCTCGATCGCTACCTGGTTGTCCTCGAGCCACTTTTCGGTGACGTAGTTCAGATACTTGTCGATCTGATCGACGAGTTCCTCGGTGATCTCCTGACCAGCGACGCCGGCGCTCTCCTCGATACTCGAGGTTACCTCGCACAGCTTCTTGTTGACAGCAGTCACGAGTGCAGTCTCGAACATGTCTCGAGCGCGAGAGCGAAAATCGTCGTCGAACTGCTCGCCGTCGAACAGCGCATCTACATCGCCCGATAGCTCAGCTACATCCTCGCGAGTTACCTTAGGTGGCTGTGAAATGACAGACGAACCCTGCTTCAGCTGCGCCTGCTCTCCGGCTGGTACTCCAGCCACGAGCGACGAATAGGCCTTCTTAAGGCCATCCTTGTCCATGGACGATACCTTGGACACAATGGCGTTCAGTAGCCCAGCCTTTGTACCTGGTACCTTGACTGCTGTCGGCGACGTCACGACCGGCGACTTTTCACCACTGGCGTCGCCGCCTGGCGGAGTAACCGTCTTCGTCTGTGGGTCCGGAACGCTTGCCTTGACCCCGTAGCTAGCGTCGAACTCGTCGAGCTGCGTTTGTACTTCCTGTCGCTTTGTCATCGCTCCGGTCTCTCCGTGGATGTTTAATGGTCCACCGTGGATATTTATACCACTGATGATTTACATACCTCGACGCGTCGAGTCGAGAAACTTTGAGAACTCACGCAGTGCGTTCTCACGTAGCTGCTGAATCCCCATGCGACGCATACTTCTACGCTGCTCCACGACGGCCTCGACGCTCCAGTGGCCGGTCGACTCGTCGTAGAGCCACTCATGCCCCTCCATGACTCCCTTAACGAAGGCCATCGGCGCGCTCGGGTCTGCCACAATGTCGGCAGCGCTCGCGAGCTTATAGTCAGGCTGCACCTCCATGATGCCAGTCTTCACCTCACGTAGCGATCCCATTCCACGCGACGACACACCGAGCCGTGCGCCCTCGTCGAGTAGATTGCGCGCGATGTTTCCGTACGGAGTATCCATCAGCTTCGCGCGCCCGACGAAGTTGTTTCCATCTTGTTCGAGGCTGCGAATCATGTGGCTGACGCGCTCGAGGTTGATTGTCGGACCTGCTGGGTGACCCAGCTCGCCGTACGCACGGTTCTCCGCGATGTACTGCTTCTTATAGTTATCGACTGCTGGCTGCAGCACCGTCATCGGGTAGAGGCGGCCGTTCTTGTTCTTAACGGCGCCCTGCATAAAGACGCCCTCGATGTAGTAGCACTTCTTTCCGTCTGCCGCGGCCTCGGTGACGACCCTGACAGACGACTCATCGCAGATTTCGCAGATCAGCTTCATGTTAGTACTGCGAGCCTCCAGTGACGCTGGTGCGCTTATGAAGCTTGACGACTAGGCTGGCGACGCCGGCGCCATTCTTTGTGACGACGACATTCGCGGCGCTCTCGCCGCCGGTCTCGAGCTGAATGCCGGCGTCCTGGTACTTGAACGTCGCTACGCCCGACAGCTGCAGAACGGTATTCCCACCGCGCTTGACGGTATACGTAACGGCGTTCGCCGCGGCGACCATCACTGTACTGATCCACATCTCGTTGACGGTCTCGCCGGCGCTGTTCGCCGACACCGTGGTGTTCGCAGAGTTAAGCTGCACATGTCCGCCGCTCTCGAAGATCGCGGTGACGTATCCGCCCTTGACTCCCTTACTAACTACTCTGTTCGTCGACATACCGTTGTATCCTGTGTTACCGTTCTCATTTTCTAGATAGAACGAATTGTTGAGATAGTATCCCCACGCATTACCGTATGGTGGATCTCCAACCCAGTCCTGTGCGCCAGGCGATTCGCCTGGATAGTCTTAGACTATGCGGTACAGTTTTCCGATTGCGGCGCCGACTCTACTACTCGAGTCTCGCGCGACTGGAGCAGGACTTGCTCCCTGAACGTTCTGAATGCCATCCTCGGGCCGTTATTCTTATCGTATCTCACAGCGCTCGGGGAGGTTCGAACGACCGCTATGTCGCCGTCCCTCTGGTCGCCGCGGCGCCGCGGGGTCTGACTAACTTCCCCAGTGGTGCCCTGCGACGATGTTCTAACGTGCTGGTCAACCTTGGAGAGCTCACCGTTATACGGCTGGTGCGCGGCATGCTGAGTTTCCCCCTTGTGTGTGTCTTCCTGATCCTCCGGGTACTTCGTCAGACGTACCGGGTGATCGTCCTTGAAGTCACGCTCTCCCGCAGCGCGCGGTTCCAACTTCTTGTCCGGATTTGGTAGGCGCTTATTCGTCTTGATGGCTCTTACGCCCGACTCCCCGTCGAGCGCTCCTACCATCGCTGCTTCCTTGACGGTAGCGAGTTTATTTGGTAGTGGGTAGGAATGTTTCGAGAGCTCTGCATCGAGAGATTTTGGATCATAGTGAATCTGCATCTTTGGTGATCGGTATAAGTCTACGTCCACAGCATATGTGCGTCTCGCCCTGCTAACGTGCACGAGCCGTGTAGGTATCGATGCATGTGTTAAGCGCGTTGTTTTAGCGTAAAGTCCCGGGACTTTGCCGCGCGGCACGTCGACGAGGTACCCATGCTTCTTCGCGACAGCGACAAAGTCGTCGTGGTGGAAATTCTCGTTCATCTATGCAGATCTCCTACTTTCGTATACAAGTCGTTGTCGAACATCAGGCTGCCTTGTACGGCGCGCTCGGTGTCGATCAGATTAGTCACCTTATCCTGCAGTACTCCGACGATCGCGTCGTTGAACGCTGCGGCGTTGCCGTCGCGAAGAGCCTCGAGTCCAGAGTGAATTTGACTGGTTGAATCGTTCATTTTCGTTGACTCCTCGTGCACTATAGTTTCTCTTTTCTTTCTTGCGGCAACTTCTCTTTTTAGTCTTTCTTGATTAAGTCGCTCTAGTGTTTGAAATTCTTTTCTCTCACCTGTACTAAAGGCATTGCCACCATCTCTAAGCCGTCTTAAATAATCATGCCGTTCGGCATCGTAGGTCAGAGGATCGGCAACGACTAGTCGTTGCCTTGGACTTGTATCTTTAGGGGTGCCACCGCCAGGCTTACTACCGCCAGCCCGACCATAAATTCGCGGTCCGGCAGTTCGGAACCATCGACCTTCGGCCACATTTTGCTCTTCCGCCACATCATCGGCGCCGCCGCGACGTGCCGGCACGACGTCGACGTGCCGACCCTTCTGTCTGTGCTCGACCTCACGAAAAATTGCAGCCTGCTGCGTGGCGTCGGCTTGGATGAAGTAGCGCAAAGGATTGGCCACAAACTTCTTCCAGTCCTCCTTACTCAGCTCCGGTAACCGGAAGGAGTCGATGTTGTATAAGGAGCGGACCATGTTCAGAAATCTTGCTTTATCCATGGGCCTAGCTCTGTTGATGGTACCCATGCTGCAGCATGAGGTTGTGATAGTTGACGAGTCGAGTTGCTACGGTACCACTCAGTGGATGTGGGTGGTGGGTGTACTGTGCATGCTCGGGGCCGTGAGCTCTCTGCCACATAGTGACGTGCGTGTGCAGATGACGAAGGGCTGCTTCGCGGCTGCCCCCGCGCTGCACTGAATAATGTCGTATGGAAGTTTCGTCGAGCTGCATGGTCTATTTATCCTTTGGGAATCCGCCATTACCAACTTTCTTCAGCGCACTAGCACGCAGTTTTTTCTGCTGAGGTTTCTGCGGTGGTCCAGCCTGTTTCATAAACGGTGAAGGTGGACCAGTCTGATCGTCTGTTTGCTGCGGTGGACCAGTCTGATCGTCTGTTTGCTGCGGTGGTCCACCCGGTGGTCCACCGGAAG